ATTCTTTTGTACCATGATTGGCCGCTCGCATCCGACTATCTTGACCCTATCCGTAGGTGCATCAGTGAACGTCACCCCGACTGGGTGGTTGAGGAAGCAGGCCACCACCAACCCGTGCAGGGTGAAGCGTATGACTGGGTTGTTTCGTGTGACGAGTTGAGCGCAGCACCCAGGGGTTACCGTAACCTTTGCGTGTTCCACGGTCTGGCCTCGAAGGGGCAGGCGTTTTCCACTGCACGCCGTGACGCGTTCGTGAACACGGACACGATTTTCGCCGTGCCTGGGGACATGTACGCCAGCACACTGATTGACATGGGTGTGCCCGTGGAACGGGTGCATGTGACTGGGTTGACGAAACTTGACGGATTCACCAGGAACGTCTTGTTCGCACCAACCCACAACCCGCAGTTGTCTGCGATCCCCGTTGTGACGGACAGGATCTACGAGTTGGGGAACGTGCGGGTGCGGTTGCACATGTGGACAATGCAGGGCAAGTTACCGAACCAGCTTGTGTACCGTTCCTACTACCATGATTACAGTGGGAACAGCCCAGTTGAGGATCTGGAATGGGCTGACACGGTGATAGGTGATTTCGGTTCAATCATTTTGGAGGCTATCGCCCTGGGTAAGCAGGCGATACAGGTGATCAACCCTGAGTGGATGGGTTGGTATCGTAAGCAGGGTTTGAGTGAGCGTGAAGTGGTTGAGTTTCCTGAGGTTGCGTTGACTGAGCGTTACGCCACCAGGTGCTACTCGTTTGAGGAGTTGAAGGAAGCCTTGGGTGTGATCCCGTTGGGTGACTCGGCTGCACGCGTGGTCACGTTGATGGAACGAACCCGATAACAGCGGTCTGCCAGCCTGCGATGGATGGGTTCGGCCATTCGGGTTGCTGCACTGTGCCGATGGGCACCACGTGAACCTCGGACAGTCCTGATTCTTGCATGATTTCCAGGGTGAGTTCCTCGGTGGGTGTCCAGGCGTGTGACCAGGGGTGCTGAGGAACGTCAGGATGGTGCCGTATCGCGTCGAGAAGCCACTGGGGTTGGCCGAGTGCCACTGCCTTGTTGATACACGGCCCTACGGCCATTACAGCCCCTCCTGGGGCCACCGTGGAGGCGATGTGTTGCACTGCTGCCACGGTTTGATCGAACGGGATGTGTTCCAGGACGTGACCGATGTACGCTTTGCTGAACGAACCCGCCTGGAATGTGGAACCGTAATCGAAGATGTCAGCGAGCACATCAGGGTCACGTTTGCCTTCGGGTGCGGGCAGAATGTCCGTGTTGCACCACCCGTCAGCGTAGTGCGGGCCTGAACCCACATTCAAACCAAGGAATGTTGAACCATCAATCAGTGTTTCCACGGGGGCTCCCCACCTAAACGCTCAACCATGCGGTCAAGCACACGTTCCTCACGCCGACGCACCGTGCGTTCGGTCACCTCAAACAATTCGGCTGCCTGTTCGAAAGTCAAGTTGTCCCTGAACAATGCGTACAACACTTCCTGGTCAGGGTTTTTCAGGTTGAAGAATGCTGCGCGAACATCAGCGATCATCGCTAAACGGTTGTTCCCCTCGGATGGGCGGGACGGTGAACGAACCTCACCCGTTGTCACCGTTTCACCACTAGCCCAGTCGTCAACGTCCCAAATGTTCGGAAGGATCTCCCGAATCATCTGCGGGGTGTAGTAGAACACGTCACCGGGTTGCAGGTTGGAGCGGCGTTTCCGTTCACGGGCAACCACCGATAAACATTTTTGTTTGCAAGCGTTACGCAGCTTGTTCTGCCCGTGCCTGCCTTCCTCACGCCACTGCTCAACTTTCTCGTAGTTCTCCACAATCCACAGGTTTGACTCGGCAACAAGATCGTTGTATTCCACAACCCCACGACCTGAACGGTACGCAGACTTCGCCCCTTGCGCCGCTAACCGAAGCTCACTGTCGGTAATCACCACGAGTACACATTCCCCTCGACCTGGAATGAACGGTTCACAATCGGCACTGGCACGGGGTGCACGCGCTTATCGTCCACGTACAGCAAGCCGAAACCCTGCTGCCAGTTGTGGGTCTTCGCGTACTTGGCCTGCTTCATGTCCATCAGGTTGCCCACCTCGAACCCGTACAGGGTGCGGGTGATCTTGCCGTTCACACTGGTTGTGTACGGTTGCAGCCCGAGGCGGTGGGTGTGGCCACAGGCCACGCTCAACCCGACCTTCTTCACCAGGCCAGCGGCAGTTTGACCTGCCACCTGGGACACACCAGCCTCATCACCGTGCATCACCACCCAGCCTGGGGCCACGGGGTACGCGTCCTCATGGAACGTGATACCCAGTTCGGGCAGGCGAAGAAAGTTCACAAGATCCAATTCGGGCAAACCTAACAACCCAGGCAAACGCCGCATAAGGGAATTGTACAGCCTGTCGGTGTGATTGGAGCGAATGACATGCTGCACCTGCAGATCACGCAACACCTGAACGGTAATGTCACGGTCGCGCCCTATTGTGCGCTCCCATTCTCCTGCTGTACCAGCAGTCCAACGAGAAACCTGAGGCAGGTCGATCTCGTCACCCACAGTTACCACCACATCTTGCTTGTCTTTGAGATCTTCGATGGCCTGAGCCACCGCATCTACCGCACGCCTATCGTGGTAGGGGCACTGAAGATCTGAGATCAACCATACGCGCTTCATCGCACTCCCATCTCCCCGCCTAATGCGGCATACCCCGCAAGATCAACCCACGAGTCTTCCTTCGTTGGGTCGAACGCGAGTCTAGCCATCTTCACGCCTGCCATACACAGTGCCACTTGCCACGCTTCAACATTCACCCCAAGAACAGCACTCCAAATGGCTGCTATCCGTTCGTGGTTTTGCTCGGCTGAACCGTAGTCGTCGTGCCTGTCCCCGTTGATGAGCTTTTTCGCCCTGTCAAGGACTTCGGCTCTACCCAGTGCGGGATCTGCAACGTGACCCTGCCGTTCTTTTTGTCCACCGAATGTAAAAGCATCCCATTGGCGGTTAGTGTATGGAGCAATTGAGTCCACTCGTTTGACGTTAGCATTCACCGATCACTCCGTTGCTCAAGATAAAACTGCTTATTCAACTCAGCGTTCTGCGCTTCCACCAGGCGACGCTCACGGTGGGTTTCGATTGTTTCAACCACCAAACCCACGCACCAACCGGCCACAAACGCAACACCAACAACAATGATCCCAATGAACCATTCCATCACAACCCCAATCGCTTCCGAATACCGTCACTGCCTTCGTTCAAGAATACTTCGTTCACATCCATGTTGTCCGGCATTGACACGACCACAGCCACATCAATCTGCTGAGCGATCTTCTTACCAAGATCCCTGCCAGCCTGGTCACCGTCACACAGCACGAACACTTTCCTGTAATCCTGGAACGCACGCCAATACCAAGACTTCCACCCGTTCGACCCTGGGATACCCACAGCGGGAACACCGCACTCCCCGTGGGTGATGATCGTGTCCAGTTCCCCCTCACAAATAGCGATGAACTCTGTCTCCACTTGGAAAGCGTTCACCCCGAACAAGTGACCCTCGGCACCTGGCCGTGACAAATACTTGGGGCCACCATCGTCACTGATCTGACGGAACCGCAAATCAACCGGCCCAGTGGGTGTGAGGTACGGGATGGCGAGCCTGCCCTGGTACTGCTCATGACCCACCAGTGGTTCGTTGACGTACCCGAGGCGGTACATATCCGCGCTTTGCTTTGTCACGCCGCGTGCTGCGAGATACTCCGCGATGACCCCGACTTGTGCGTGATACGCGATTGTCGCCTCGGCCAGTGATTTCTTCGCATCGAGCGACAGCTTCACGGTAACCGACTCCTTCGTAGTGTTGAACGACGCCGATGGCGTCTGCTTTGAATCCGCAAGCTAAACATTTCACCCAACCGGTATCGGATGAGATACGGCACGAGCCGTGTGAGTCTTCATGCACACCGCATTTCACGGTTTGCCACACGCCACGATCATGCGGGAGTTCCCACCCGTAGTGGGTGAGCACTTCCCAAATGTCGAAGCGTGCCTCCTCGGTCACGACTGATCCAGGAACCTTTGCGCCGCACCGTATTCACGGCCAGCGTCGTACGCTGCGTCAATCTCGTGATGCAAGTTCAGGCCAACAATCTTGCTCGCAAGCCACCAGCGGAAACGATACAATGAATCCATCACGCACCCACCATTTTCAATAGTAGTAGAAACTCCTCGGCCTCCATCACCACGTAAGAACCCGCAGCGTTCTTCCCACGACGTTTCGCAAACACCACCGGGACACAAGCAACGTTGCCAAGTTTTTCTTCACGGTTGTCAGCCTCCAGTTCGGCTTGCCTCAACCAGTCCGAGAACAGCAACGTCTTATGGTTTTTCGCCTCAATAATCAGGCGGCATTCCCCTAGGCGAACCTCAACATCGCCCTCGTCCTTCGTGCCAGTGCGGGGCAGACGTTGAGCATCGAAGTGCATGCCAGCCAACAGTTCGACAACCTCGTTCTCGTACCGTGTACCCTTGGCTTTGTTAGCGCTACTCACGAGTCCATGTC